TCACTAACAGTTTCAGAGACTTTTGCAGACGCTCTTGCGGCTGTAGATGCAATTGCAGACTTCTATGGTATTGCAACTTACTCACACTTAGAAGCTGATATACTTTCTGTAGCAACTTATGCAAACTCTAATAAGAAAATATACGGTTACTCAACTAGTAACACTACAGATAAAACTACAGCAATTACAGCGATTATGGGTCAACTTCAAGCTCTATCCAATGATAGGGTTTTCGGTACTTGGGATGAAGAGGCTGGTGTAGCTGCAACTGACGCTACTGAATATCCTGAAGCAGCTTGGTTCGGTAATAGATTACCTTCTGCCCCTGGTAGTTCTACTTGGATGTTTAAAACTCTATCTGGAATTTCTGTAGATTCACTCACTAATACTGAATCAACTAATATCCGTAGTAAAAACGGTAATACTTATGAAACCATTGGCGGTGTTAATATAACTCGTGAAGGTAAAATGGCTTCTGGTGAGTATATTGACATTATTCGTGGTGTTGATTGGTTGGAATCTAGAATGGAAGAAAGAATCTATAGCAGATTCGTAAATCTCCCTAAAATTCCTTACACAAATGCTGGTATTGCAGTAATCGAAGCTGAAGTTAGAGCACAGATTCAAGAAGCAATTGACGCTGGTGTTATTGATGGTGAACAAGGATTTACTGTTACAGTTCCTCGTGTTGCTGATGTTAGTGCTAACGATAGAGCTAACCGCATATTACCCGCAGTTACATTTGTTGCTAAACTTTCAGGAGCTATCCACAACGCTACTGTAAGAGGCACTGTTACTGTTTAAGTAGTAAATTGATTGGAGGCACGAATTGCTTCTCCCCTAGTCTTAACAGACAACATATGCCTCCTACTGTAGGGGAGAGGTATTTTACTTATAATCTCAATTGAGGAATATTAACGTGGCAGTAAAGACATATAGCCCAAAAGACGTAACAGTAATTGTTGCTGGTACACAAATTAGCGGTTTTGCAGAGGACACTTTTGTAACTGTAGAACGTGATTCTGACGCATTCACTAAGATTGTTGGTGCTGATGGTGAAGTATCTCGTTCAGCGAGTGCAGACCTTTCCGGTACAATAACCATTACACTCTTAGGAACAAGTTCTAGTAATGACATCCTATCAGCTTTAGCTTTAGCAGATCAAATTTCTCTAAGTGGAGAATTCCCTGTTCTGATTAAAGATGAACTTGGTACTACATTACATACAGCTCCCTCTGCTTGGATTCAAAAAGCAGCTACTAAAGAATACGCAGCAGAAGTTGGAGAGAACGAATGGATTCTTCAATGTTCAGAGCTGATTGAATTCATCGGTAGTAACTAATAACGTTTGAAGTATTATCCTTGGTAAGATATTTAAAACTGCCAATTTACTTTTTGCTTGGAGGCAATTTAATATGGTTATAGAAGATAAAGTTTTAGAGATTGACGGTACAGAATATAGAATCCAACCTTTCCCAGCTTTTAAAGGTTTAGTTATACTTAAAAAATTAACTAAAATTGTTGGGCCTAGTATAACTACATTAGTTAGTTCTGCTGATGGTGATGGAGTAGATATTGAAAATGCTGAGAAAGCAATTGAATTGTTGGTGGAAAACTTTGAAGGTGAAGGTGTAGAGAATTTAATTAAAGAATTAATTAACTCTGTGTCAAAAGGTGGACAACCTATCCAATTCGATATTGAATTCATGGCAGACTACGGAAAGTTACTTAAACTTGTTACAGAAGTTGTGAAGGTCAACTATGGATCGGTTTTTCAACTAGGCGGTTTTCTCCAAAACTAAAATCCAAGGGTTCTAGTCAATCGTCATTACTCAAAAAAATATCAAAACAGTCTGAGTTAGATTGGTTTCTTTGGAGACCAATTCTAGCCAAGGTTGTTACCCTTGAAGAATTAAAAACATCATACACTACAAAAGATTTATACGATTTACACGAAGCTTTGGATATTAAACAAGCTATTGAAGATGATACAAATAAAAAATAATATTTAAGAGGTTTTAATGGCTAAAAGTGTTCAGATTGCAAGTGTATTTACAGCTTTAGGTTTTAAGGTAAATAAAAAAGACCTTGATAAACTACAAAAACAACTTTCTAATTTAAAGAAACAAATAAAGTCTCTTCAACGTGGTTCAAGCATTAATATTGCTGTTAACCATAAGAGTCTAGATACTGCTAGAAAGCAATTATCAGCTATTAACAGAGAACTTACAAAAGTACATAGCAAAACAGTTAACGTAAAAGTTAACAGAACAGGCAATGGTCATACTAATGGAACTAGTATGGGAGCATCTAAAAGTGTATTTAAAGGTGCAGCAGCAGGTTCAGCAGCAGGATCACAACTTGGTCAATTTGGCCCTGGGGTTGGTGCTGCCGGTCTTGCAGCCTTTGGTGGAGCATCTATATTCCAGACAACAGCTAAGTTAGATGCTATTAAAAACGCATTAGGAGCTTCTGCTGGTGGTGCTGCCGAAGGTGCTAAACAATTTGAGTGGTTAGAGGGTGTTACTAACAGAATCGGTATTAACTTCTTAGATAATGCTAGATCATATCAAAACTTCTTAGCAGCTTCTAACGCTGTAGGTTTTAGTACTAATAATGCTCAAGATGCTTTTACAGCGACTGCAAGTGCTGCTAGAGTATTAGGACTTAGTGCCGCAGATACAAATGGTGCTATGAGAGCAATGACCCAAATCTTGTCTAAAGGTACAGTGCAAGCTGAAGAATTACGTGGACAATTGGGTGAGCGTGTTCCTGGTGCAGTTGGTATGATGGCTAAGGCTGTAGCAGAGATGCAAGGTAAGACAGAAGTTACTGTTGCAGAATTAGGTAAGATGTTAGAGCAGGGGGAAATAATATCTAAAGATGTTATGCCGTTCTTCTCTAAGCAGTTACTTAAAATGGCATCTGCTCATGGAGCTTTAGAGAGGGCACAAAAGAGTCCTCTAGCAAATTTAGAGAGAATGAAAAACTCCTTTGTAAAGCTTCAGAATAGAATAGGTAAAGCAGATTTTGTAGGAGAATTATCTGATTTATTTATGACTCTAACAGGTTCTATGGATGGTACTGGGGAAGGTGCTACAGCTTTCGGTGAGACATTAGCCATAATAGTTGATGCGTTTACCGCACTAGTTAATATTGTTGCTCAAGTCCCTGGTTGGTTTATTGTTATAGCTGCTCTGTTTTTCCCCTTCACAAGATGGTTAGCTATCTTATCTGGTATTGTTCTTGTAATAGAAGATATCATGGTAGGCTTTAATGGTGGAGACTCTGTTATAAAGAGTATGGTATCTAACTTAGGTACTATGGAAAAAGTTGCACTTGGTGTAGCAGGTATTTTTTCATTGTGGTTAGCTAGAAGTATTCTAATAAGAAATGCTGCCATTGCTACCGCAGCAGCTCATAAACTATCTGCTGGGAGTGCAGCACTAGGAGCTGGTAAGAGTATAGCTGGTAAAGCTGGACTAGTTGGTTTAGCCGCATTAGCAGGGACTGCTGTTGGTACTGTGATATACTCAAATCTTGAAGATGAGTCTAGAGTTAATGTAGGAAGAAATGTAGCAAAAACTTTAGCTTTTTTCGGTAATGATAATGCTCAACAAATGTTAGATAGTGAAGCTGCATTAGAGTCTATGTCCTCACCTAAAGGTCGTAGTCAAGTAGCTGTAACAGTAAAAGTAGAGGCTGATGAAGGTCTAACAGCTTCTCAAGCAGATACCGCAACAGACCAAGAATAGGAGCGTACCTTTGGCTAAGACACTTATAACAGGTGATATAGATGGCCCTGACGACAACATCAAGTTTGTTTCAGTTAATTTCGATGCAGTTACAAGAAGATCAGAAGATAATACTGCGACTGTAACTAAACACCCAGTTGAGTCAGGGTTTTCTGTGTCTGACCATGTAAGATTAAATAACTTACAACTCTCTGTTGAAGGTCAAATCAGTGAAGCTAATAATTCACTACTTAATAGGGTTTTAGATAATGTAAGTGACATAACTGTTGCTAGATCAAACTTAAAGAGTCTATTTAATACTAGAAAACCTGTAATATTAATCACCCCAGAAGAAACTTATGAGGATATGATAATAACATCATTAGTCTTTGAAAAAAGTAATCCAACAAGAGGGTTACTAACATTTCGACTAAGGTTAGAACAAATTAGAACATCCTCTTCAAAAACAGCACTTGTTTCAGCACAAAATGTTTCTTCTGATGTTAGTAAAGCAATACAAAAAGAAAATACAGAAGGTACTGTAGGAACTAACTCAGTAGATACTGATAAAGTAAGTTCTCAACTCTTTCAATCAATACAGAGGGGTTTGAATAGATAATAATGCCATTAGAAATTCCACTAAAAGCTATAGCTTTCAATTCAGTTTCTGTAGTATTAGATGATGAACAATTCATAATCCAAACGATTTGGAGAGATAGGGATGAAGTTTGGAAACTTAATATTCTTTCTGGTGACAAAGAAGATATTATAACCGGACTATCCATACTACCAACTAGACCGCTTACTTTAGAGTACAAACATAAGGTTTCTCCAAAAGGAATTTTCTCTGTAGAAAGTATAGGTGGTGATACATCTTCTTTTAACTCATTGGGGTCTTCTATTAGGTTACTATATCACACAGAGGAAGAACTTAATGAGTTACTTCAACAGAGCATATAGCTTAGTAATTGGAGAAACAGGGGAGCTAGGTGTCGCATTTGATACAGAACCCTCTGAAATTGATAATAACCCAAAACCGTTACACATTACTTTTAAGATTGAAAAGTCAGATAAAGTTGGTGAAAAGATTAAAGCCAAATTTGTAATTTACAATATGTCTGATGCGAGTATATCTAAAATAGCTAAGGATGAAAAAGTAACTTTCAAAGCTGGTTATATCAATGATACAATAAAAACTTTATTTGTAGGTCAAATAGCAAATATAAGTACCGTTAATGAAGGGGCTACGGTAAAAACTACTATTGATTGTATTGACGGGTATAAACCCTTAAGAGAGAGTTTTACATCATCTTCTTTTAAAGGTGGGTCTACAGTTAAAAAAGTCCTAACTAGAATTATCACTAAAGATTTAGGATTTCCTACACCAACATTCAATAATGGAAAGCTAGGAGGTTCAGAAGGAATAAACAAAGTATACCAAACAGGTTCAGCTAAAATAGGTGCATCTGCTTCTGTAGTTTCTGCTATATGCCAAGAGAACTTTCTTACTTGGGTAATTAGGGATGGGGCAGTATCTGTATACCCCATAGATGGTTCTACAAATGTTGTTGTTCCATTAATTAGTGCTGAAACCGGAATGATAGGTAGTCCATCTAAATCTTTGGAAAACAAATCTAAGCTGAAAAAATCTAAAGAGTTAAAAATAACTTTTAAAGTTAAAGTACTACTAGATGGTTCTTATAATACTGGGGACTTGGTGAAAATAGATTCAGAATTTACAAATGGTAGTTACCGTATATCGGAAGTCTCACATAATGGTTCTTATGAAGGTAAAGATTGGTTTACTACATTAGT